CGTCGCTGTTACTGAAAAAGCCTTCAGCTCTAAACAATTTGGCCTTGGCAAATGCCTTATCGAGCTCAGACTTGAGCTCTCCTTCCTCTATGTCAAAAACTTTCTTGACCTTGTCCTGTATCGCTCTCCTATTAGAATATAAAGTATACATAGTCTGGAAAAACGTAAAAACAAATATTATAAAACCCACCATAAAATTTCCATTCCTGGTCTTTATTTCGTAAGCTTCTGCATCAGGTAAGAAAAATAAAACCAATATTGCTCCTAGATAAGCCTGCCATTTCACATGAGAAACAACTTTAGAGTGGTACTTAAAATACGTGTAACTGTCATCATCATACACTCTCTTGTTGACACTTGGACTAACTGTTTTTATATCTTCCACACTCATGTCCAAGTTGTTAACAAACCAATCTAAGTGTGCCAACGCTGACGCGCTTCTTCTCTGTAAGAGCTTGTAGAAGATGGGGTAACGATCCACAACTGACAACTCGTCAGCAGAAAGCTCAGGAAATTCATACGTCATAGCTGCTAACAATAACCAAAAGCCACAATCTAAAGGCGGAATTCTCCAAGGTCCTGTATTAGTCAAGTAGTAAATGCCAGTGGGAACTTCTACAATAGATTGTGTCGAAGTTTCAGACCACATTGTCTCGCTGTTCTTAATCCAATCCCAACGATGGTTACTTATAACACCAGACCTAGCCGCTATTACCTGCAGTTCATCTATTACCGTGTCTAAGTTTGGAAAATGAATAAACACATTATCCAGTGCTTGCCACTCCAAACTTTCGTGGTAGGAAAGCCAGGAACTTCTTACCAAGGAAAACATATCTTTAAAATCTAGATTGTCTTCTGGCACCATTTCATCAATTCTCTTATCCGTTAAATACTCTTCTACGGGAGAATCCAAAGAAATAGTACAAATTCCTGGTATCTTTGGCTTAAGCACGGTGTAAAACCTACCTAATTTCTCCGACTTGTCAGACACTCCATCCTTATTATACATCTTATTAGAAGGACTAATATCGTCCAACGTCAAAACCTTTAACTTCTCTGGTATTTCACTAAGAATACCCTCATAAGTGGGTTTAGCAAGAAACTCAAGAATTCTGTTGTACCTACATTTAAACAAACCGTCGTTTAAAATGTAAGGGTCGGTACAGGGGGTGTAAATAAGCTCGTTATCAAGAGCTTCCATCCCCTCTAGAGTGCGCTGTAAGCTATCTAATGTTACATTAGCGAAACCTGCGACGGACTCTAAACCGCGAAGATACTCTTTATCACTATCATCCGTGTGACAAGAGACGTCTTCGCCAAAAAGAGCTTCTTCTCGCTCTTCTGCTCCGGATAGTTCCAACAAACTGGGAGGAGCTATTCCCAGCTGTTCTGATGGGCTCCGTAACGGAACAAAGGGCTTACGCAAAGGACTTCCGTGCCCTAAGCCTAGTTTGCTGTTGTTT